CGGAGGGTTTAAATGGGGTCACTTAGGCATTAATATTAGAGCCTATGTACATGGCGAAGAGCCATTAGATGAACTTGAAAAAGTTCTATACGAAATTGAAGCTCAGTTGGACGCTGACCAGACATTAACTTATGATACTGGCAAGACAACTGAGCAAATAACAGTTTTATCAATCGCTACGGATGAAGGCTTATTGGCACCGTATGGGGTTGGTGAAATAACCTGTGAAATCAGGTATCAAGTAGTCTAACATAGTAACAGACAATAGTCGAGATTACTATAATGACAAGAAGAGAAGAAGGAGACCTTTATGGCACTTTCATTAAGCAGAAATGCAACAGTTATTCTATCTTACCAAGCTTCTACAGACACCGCATGGGATGGTGCTGGAAGGGAGCCTAGTGAGGCGAATACGTTTGAGATTCCTGTTTTAGACGGATTCTCATTCTCACAAGCAACGGGTACGCAAAACGTAACGTTGAACGAAGCAGGTGCATCTCCAAAACGTGGTCAATCGATATTTAATACATCAATTGAACCCGTAGATTGGAGTTTTACTACTTATATGCGTCCAAGAATTGACGACCTAAGTACTGACCTTCATGGTATGACTGAAAAAATACTATGGAATGCGTTGGTATCGGGTACTAAAACGGACAATGTAGGTACTGGTGGTATTACATCTACTGCTGCTTCATGTACTGTTGATTTAGAAGAATCAAATAAAAATCAGTTATTAAAATTAACTGGTTGGTTTGTTTTCTCTGATTCTAGTACTAATTATAGACTAAAAAATATGTGTGTAAATTCAGCATCAATGGATTTTGATGTTGATGGTATTGCACAGATTACATGGTCAGGCTATGCAGAAGCAATTGATTCTGTCGCAGCTGGCGCTACACCTACTACAGGTGATGACGCTACTGACGGATACGCACTTGCTCCAGCAACCGCGGACTTTATTCTAAATAGACTAAGCACTGTAGTACTAACATCTAGTATTTCAGGTAGTTCTAAAAATTACACCTTTGCACTAACTGGTGGTAATGTAACTATTGATAATGGTATCACATATGTGACACCCGAATCTTTAGGTAGAATTAATGTTCCAATCGGCCATCAAACAGGCACAAGAGCCGTTTCAGGTAACTTTACTGCTTACCTAGATACAGCCGCTTTAAGTACCAAGATTATGTACGAAGATATCCTAGCGGATATTAACGCTGCAGACCCTGATACTATTACTAATGTTTTCACTATTGAATTGAAGATAGGTGGAACAGCTGCTCCAAATGTAGTATTCCTAATGCCGAAAGCTCATCTAGAGTTACCAACTTTAGATACAGCTGACGTTATGGGAGTTACTATTACATGGACAGCATTAGAAGACGGTTTCGGTTCAGGAAACGACGAAGCTACAATTGCTTATACAGGTTTAACTGTAGTATAATGTAGTTTCATTTATAGTGGGGTATCTCATGTACTCCACTATTTTTTAAATTTTATAACAAAAGGTAATATTATTATGACAGAAACAACTACCCCCGATGGAGCTGCATTTCAGAATTTATCTGATTTACTTACTCCAAGTAAAGAAGCAACTATTGAATTTCCCGGTTATGACGGGTTCAATGTTAAACTTACTTATTTAGCAAGAGAGGAATTGCTAAAACTTCGTAAAAAGTCAATATCTACGAAAATTAATCGTAGAACTAGACAACCAGAAGAAGAATTAAATGAAGAAGTTTTCCTCAAAGAATACACAAAAGCCGTAATCAAAGGCTGGTCTGGGTTAAAGATGAAATATTTAGTTCAACTTATACCTGTAGACGAAGATAAAATCGCAGACATGGAGAAAGAGCTTCCTTATACTTTAGAGAATGCTCAAATTATGATGGAAAACTCTAATGATTTTGATGCTTGGCTAACAGAAACAGTAGGCGATTTAGCAAATTTTACGACGACCAGTTAGATTATTGGTCTGACCGTTTAACTGAACATTTTAGTGGTACCGGTCAGGGATTTGACCGAAAAAAGCGCGTAGAAATGATGATTCAGATGGAAGAGAACGGCATGGAAGTCGACTGGTCTGAATTAGATAAAACCGAGGGAGATGCTTGGCCTGCTCTATTCTTGGAAGCTTTTCAGGTATGGGGTTCTTTAACTGACCAATGGGACGGTATGAGTGGTTCTTATTTTGGTAAACAAATGTCAGGTATAAAAGATATTATGGATATACTTGAGATTGAAGAACAGGCAGAAGTATTGAAAATAGTTAGAATTATTGACAATAAATACGCCAAAGAAGTCAATAAAAAAGACAAGATAAAACAGACTACGGGAAAGTAACCTATGCCTAAAGATGTAAAGAAGAAAATTATAATTGAGGTAGATGATAAAGGTGACCTCAAACGTACGAAAAAGAAGATTGATGCTTTAAATAAGTCTTCTGATAGAGCTTCTAAAAGCTCCCGAGAGTACGACCGTAATATGAAGGGACTGTCTAAACAGTCCTCTAATGCTTCTAAAAACTTTTCAAAACAAGCCCAGGGCATGCAAGGTGTCTTGGTTCCTGCGTACGCAGAAATCGCAGCAAGGGTGTTCGCCCTATCAGCTGCATTCATGGCTTTATCCAAGGCCGCTGATTATTCTATCTTAATACAAGGTCAACAGGCTTACGCTAGGATGACTGGTAAAAACATGGCGAGTATAGCTAAATCAGTACAAGTAGCTTCTAAACATATGTTAGACTTCAAAGAAGCTTCTACTAGTGTAGCTTTAGCCTCTACCTCTGGGATTTCTTCACAACAAATAGTAGCAATGACAAAAGCTGCAGTAGATTCCTCAGCTGCTTTAGGTCGTTCTGTAACTGATACTATGGATCGTTTGACTCGTGGTATTGTAAAGGCTGAGCCAGAAATACTTGACGAAATCGGTGTTATTATTCGACTTGATAAAGTCTATAAGGATTATGCTGAAACCATGATGAAAACTTCACAAGAGTTAACGGAAGCGGAAAAAGCTACTGCAAGATACAATGCTATTATGGGGCAGTTAGAAACTAAGTTTGGAGGTATATCTGATGCTATAGACCCTAACTACTTTGCAGCATTATCCGCTACTATAATGGATATTATAAATAAGGTTAGTTCCATGTCGGTTACTTGGATAGGAGGCCCTCTTAAATTTTTAACTGAATCAAAAACATTATTAGTTGCTATAATGGCACTTGTATTAAAAACTATAGGTGGTAAAATATTTCCTGCATTTGCTAACTTTGGACAAAAATTAACAGAAATGCCAAAAAAGTTCGAAGATAGGATTAAGAATTTAAAAGGTTCAATTAAAAAACTAAATACTGAAATTAAAGGTAGTACGGCAGAATTAGAGAAATTTGCTAAAAAGACAGCAGGAGATAGAATGACTCCTGGGATGGTGGCCGCTAGAAAAAGTGGAGATATAAAAAAATATACTCAATTACAAACTGCGGCAATCAAAAGAGCTGAAAAAACTTTAGAGGGGGACGGACGAAGAAGAGTTAAAGGTGGGTCACTTCAAGGAATGAACTTAAAGGACCTTGAAGCTCTAAAAAAGAAGACAAAATCACTAGATAAAATACAAGAAAGATTTGCAACTAAAAGACAATTAGAATTGAAAAAACACTCACATGGTATACAAAAATTACAACTAGGGTACACAAAACTAAAGCTTGGAGTGTCTAGATTCGGTGCTCAACAAGTAGCATTACTTAATATGAGTTTTAGTGCAGGTATTAAACAAATTGGTAAGGATTGGACTGCGGCAGGGGGTAGAGCTAAGTTTGCTACTAATGTTATGAAAGCTGGTATAAGTGGTGTAACAGTAATGGTTAAAGGACTTGGAGCTGCTTTAAATGCGGCATTTAAAATATTTATGTGGATTACTATGATTTTTAGTATGGTTAAGATGGTTGCTTCTATGTTTATGGATATGGATAAACCTTTTAAGAAAGCAGCTAAAGCGGCTAAAACCTTAAACGCTGAACTTAAGAAAACCGTAGAGAACTTAAATGAGAGACCCGATAATATTAATTTTGAAGGCATAGCAGCTAATTTTGCTGATGCTTTAAAAAATGCAGATTTTGCAGCTAATTTAGCGGATGAGATATACAATGCTACTCATAAGGCGATGAAAAAGCTTACTGTAAAGTTTGCGGAAATGGGTTGGTTAGATAGACTAGTTGATAGGATGCGAGGTCTTGTTGGTATGAGTACCTTTAGGGACGAATTACAAGGCTCCGTAGAAAGCCAAGTAACTATGGCAAAAACCACAGGGGGTACGCTACCTAAGGGACTACAATATTTAGTTGATAATAATATAGGAGCAACTACGGGGAGTCAAGCAGCGTTGGGCGATTTAGTAGCTAAAGAAGCTGAATGGGAGGATGTCATTGCAGCTGTTGCTGAAACTCGGGCTAGTGAATATTATAAACCAAAGATAATGGAGCCGTATCTTGAAGAATCATTGGAGAAAGCTAATAAAGGACTACTTGAAGTTGCAGCAGAGTCAGCGAAGCTAGAAGCTTTTATTCTAAACGAGGTATTATCAAAGTTGTCTGATACTCAATTAATAACTTTCATGAAAGAATTGGATAAAATAAATGAACATACTGCAAAATCAACAAAGAAACATCAAGTTAATTTAAAAGAATTAGGACTAACTTATGGTAAAGTAGCTAAGTATGAGAGGGAGTATGCAGAATCTGTAGTTTCAAAAACAGAGTATTATGACTTAGCTAAAAGTCAGCAAGCGTTACAAAATTTATTTGATGAAAAAGGTATAACTTCTTCTGAAAAAATATTAGGAGCAATTGCGGGCGGTTATATAGATAATGAAGAATCAAAGCTAATTAAAAAATACCAAGCAGACCTGGTAGATGAAAAAGGACTTCTTGGTAGAATGGAAGCGGGTCAAGTTGAGGGAGCAGATGAGTTAGCAATAGCGAAGCAAATTAAAGACATAGAGGAGTTGACTAATAAAATATACAAAGCTTCTGATGCTATGTTTTGGACGGACGAGGGCGACAAAAAGACAGCAGCAGGTATTCTTGGGTACGATTGGGTTACAGCACAGGAAACTGCTCTTAAGGCTGCAACAGATAGATTAGCCCTTGATTATGAATCAAAAGCTCTACAAATGTTTGGGACGGGCGCTTTAGAAAGACAAAATGAAATAAAAAAAGAAATACTTAATCAAGAAATTACAGCACTAGTTCATAAAATTGCGACAGACAAATTAGATGTAGCAGCAAAAGCAAATGCTGAAGAACTATTAAGGCTAAAAAGGGTAGACCTTGCAGCAGTGGATGCCACAGCATTAGCAATAGCAGAACGCCAAGCTAAAATAGAAGGTAGAAAGTTAGGTATTCTGGAGAGAACTAAACTTATTCTGCAGGATATATATACTACGTATGGTATGGGTACTATGTCGGATAGATTAGCTGGAGAAGCAGTTGATAAACAAACAGACGATATAGAAACTTTCTTTAGTTCGTATGCTAGGGGGTTAAATAAATCTATTAATCTTACAGAAAAACAAACAGAGTGGGCTAACAATTGGAATCAAGCTATTAAAGAAGGTATAGACCTTACACAAACTAAAGCGGCAATAGACGAAGCTTTAGCTTATAGCAGCTTTGCTGGTATAACAGACCCTAAGCAACTAATGAGATTACTAGCTAATAGTAAAGTTAAAGGAATTGGTGAAGCTCATTTTAAAGCAGCTAAATCAGCGAATTTGTTGGGAGGAGATGACCGTCAATTCAAAAAACAAGTAGGTGTTGTAGAGTTATACTGGAAAGTAGTAAATCTTCAAAAGGAAAACTTAAAGAAAGAAGATTATATTGTTGCAGAAAGAAAACTTTTAGAAACTGAATTAATAAATGCAAGAGAAGATTTAATTGACGCTAGGTGGAAAGCCAGAACAGAGGATTTTGCGAAGGCAGTACAAACAATTGCTGATGGGTTTGGTTCTGCTATATCTAAACATTTCAATGATATATTCATGAATAAAAAACCCGAGAAAGGGGCTTTTAGAACTGCTATAGCTCAAGCCTTCGCAAGTGCTGGGTCTAATATGATAGGGAGTATGGCACAAAAACAAGTATTTGGTAATCAAGGATTTGTAGCAAATATGATGCGAAAAATCCCGGGAATGAGTGGTGATTGGATAGATACTTTATTTCCAAAATCTGAATTAGAGTTGGCTGAGCAAAGAACCAATTATTTAAGTAATATATGGGAAAAATATAAGAATGATGGCGGAGGGCTATTTGGCTCTGGTAAAGCATATAAGCCTGGTGTGGCTGGGGCTAAAATTGAGGATGGTAATTATGAAATAAGAGGTGGAATAGATGGAGTTTGGGAACTGGTTAATGCTACTAGACTTCCAGATATAGAGTTGGAACCTCTGACCAAACCATTAAATTTCTCTGCTGCCGCCCTACCCACAACACTTAGTGGGCATGATTATGCGGGTGACCATCCTCTTTCCCTAAAAAGAACGGAAGAAATAGCTAACGAAACCCTTATAGCTACTCAAGCTATAGTAACGAACACTGGTGAGAACGGAACACTCGGAACACTCGGAGGATTCATGAATTCTTTGGGTACAACAGCGGGGAGAGGTAAAGGTTTATGGGGGATGATTACTGGTAGTAGTGGTGGAGGTTTTGGTACTCCATCTATATTTGGTAAAGGACCTAACAACAGCTTTGGTTCTCAATTTGGTTCTCAAATACTAGGAGCAGTTGTCTCGTCTTTCTTACCTTTTGGTAGTGGTGGAGTAGCTTCTGGGGGCTTCCGAGCTTTTGCAAATGGCGGAATAGCTAATAGACCTACTTTAGGAATGGTGGGAGAAGGTAAGTATAACGAAGCAGTAGTTCCATTACCAGATGGAAAATCTATACCTGTTAAAGGAGCAGGAGATAACAATGTTACTGTAAACGTATCAGTAGATGCCCAGGGGCAATCTTCCGCGACAGAAGCTTCCGGAAATGGTGCCAAAGAGTTAGGATTTATGCTGTCTCAAGCAGTACAAGCAGAGTTAGTAGAACAACAAAGACCTGGAGGGCTGCTTAGCAGTTATTAATAAATATGGCTAATTTTAACACAGATGTAAATTTAATACCTGATAGAGGAGTATCCATAGATCAGGCACCTAGAATTTTAAGAGCTGCGTACGGTGACGGGTATGAACAGAGAGTTTCTGCAGGTATAAATAGTTTACCTGAAAGCTGGAATTTAACTTGGAACAATAAAACTCTAAATGAAGCAAATAAAATTGTTAAATTTTTGGAAGACCAAGGAGGCGTTACAGCATTTGATTGGTATCCCCCAGATAGTGATATAACCAGTACTACTACTAGTGCAGCCACTAATAAACTTGTAGATACTACTCAATACTTTACGAATCGGTACTTAAATACTATTGTTACTGATTCTGGGGCCGCTACAGCAACAGTTACAGCTGTAGATAGTGCAACTCAACTATCTTTAAGTAGTGATTTAATGTCGAGTGGAGAGGATTACACTATTTATCCTTATAAAAAATATAAGTGTGAAAAGTGGACGTCTACAACTCCTTTTTTAGGAGTTAAATCTGTAACTGCAATCTTTATTAAAGTATTTGAACCATAATGGCCGATAAGATTATAAGTGATGTAAATGGGTTTGAACCCGGAGAGTTAATTGACTTATTCGAGTTGGATATGTCAACAGGAGTTGCAGCGTCTACAGAGCCGGTCTTTAGGTGGCATGCTGGGTACAATGAAAATTTACAAGAAATAGTATGGCAGGGTAATAGATACTCTGCTTTTCCTATTGAGGCGGAGGGGTTTGAGTGGTCTGGAAAGGGAGCACTCCCCAGACCTACATTAACAGTAGCAAATATTACTTCATTATTATCAGGGGTTATTAGTAGTTACGATGATTTAGTTGGTTCAAAGGTAACTAGAAAAAGAACTTTTGCTAAATACTTAGATGCTTATTGCTACACAGGAGGTTCTCCTGTAGGAGGAGTATGTAGTGGGGAATCAGGAGGTACTCCTTACAGTTTAAGTAAGTCAGATTGTTTAGATGCAACTAAGAATGGTTCTGCAGGAACGTGGACAGTTTATACATCTTCTACTTGTGCATCCTCGAACAGTAACACAGGCATTTGGTATGCTAGTGCCAATGCAGACGACATGGCGTATTTCCCCGAAGAAATATGGTACGTAGATAGAAAGGCTTTAGAAACTAGAACTCACATAGAGTTTGAATTAACAGCAGCTCATGATGTACAGGGGGTCAAATTACCTGGAAGGACAGTAGTTGCGAATTTATGTCCTTGGAAATACAAAGGAGTAGAGTGTGGGTATTCGGGGTCAAACTATTTTGATATGGATAATAATAGCACTAATTCAGCAGGAGATGTGTGTGCAAAAAACTTTACGGCTTGTGAAAACAGGTTTCCGGAACCTCAAGAACTTCCATTTGGAGGTTTTCCAGGGGCTGGAATGAATATGGGGTAACCTCTATGGAAGATAAAACATTAGAGGAGTTTAGAAAGCATACTGAAGAAGAATATCCTAAAGAAGCCTGCGGATTTATAATAGTGACCTCTAGAGGTAGAGAGCAGTATTATAAAGCTAAAAATATTGCGGAAAATATTGAAGAGCATTTCATCATAGACCCTATTAGTTATGCTGATGCGGAAGACTCCGGGGAAATTATAGGAATATGTCATTCTCACCCTAATGAGGCTTCTGAACCTTCTGAAGCAGATAAAGTATCTTGCGAAACAACTAATAAACCTTGGCATATTTTAAGCTGGCCTTCAAATCATTTGTACAGTTGGACTCCCAATGGGTATGAAGCACCTCTTATTGGAAGAACTTTTTCGCACGGAGTTTTAGATTGTTATACACTAGTTAAAGATTATTACAAACGAGAATTAAATATAGAATTAGAAAATTATTTTCGTCAAGACGAGTGGTGGGAGAAAGGAGAGAATCTATATTTAGATAATTTTAAAGACCAAGGTTTTGTCCAGATAAAGGATGAAGATGCTTTGCAAAAATATGATGCATTTTTAATAAAATTAGTTTCATCTGTACCTAACCATGCTGCAATTTATATTGGAGGAGATATGATTATACACCATGTACATGGAAGGTTATCAAATAGACAACTTTACGGAGGGTATTGGAGAAAACATACCACTCATCATTTAAGACATAAATCGTTATGCTGAAAACAGTTACATTATATGGAGAACTAGCAGAAAGATACGGTAAGAATTGGAACTTAGATATCAATTCGCCTTCAGAAGCTGTAAGAGCTTTATGTGCTAACAATCCTACTTTTAAAGATTTTGTAGGGTCTTCTCAAGATAGAGGAGTAGGATATAAAATTAGCGTTGGCAAAACGTATATTGAAGAAGTCAACGAAATATATAGCCCTTCGGGGAAACAAGAGATAAAAATTATTCCTGTCGTACTTGGTGCTAAGAAAAAGGGAGTAGGAACAATTTTGCTAGGTATAGCTTTAATTGCGAGTGGTGGTTGGTTAGCTAGTGCAGCTACCCAAATGGCTGCGAGTGGTGCGCTTGGAGGAGCGGCTGCGGGTGCGGGAGCAGCTATAGGACCTTCGGGGTTAGCCGGACTTAATGCTGCGTCTGCAGTTGGTTCTATGGTGCAAGGGGTAGCTATGAAATTTGGAGCTGCTATGATACTAGGAGGTATAGGGCAATTATTAGCTCCTACTCCTCCAGCAGAAGTGAAAGATGATGAAAACTATGCATTTAATGGAGCAGCAAATACTGCTAGACAGGGAGTGCCTGTTCCTATTTGTTATGGGCAATTGATGGTTGGAGGGGCTGTAATAAGCTCGGGTATTACAAACGAGAACTACAGTCCGTAGGAATTAATATGAATCAAGAAGAGCACATTATAGGTTATGGCGGCGGCAAGGGAGGCGGTGGCGGTCAAGGCGGTCAAGAAGACCAGAATACGTTATTCTCTACAGCCAAAGGTAGAGTAGTAGACTTACTATCCGAAGGAGAGATTAGTGGACTTTTAAATGGTAAAAAATCCATCTTTTTAGACAGTACTCCTATACAAGCCAATTCTGGGACAGATAATTTTGAGGGTGTATCATACGCAACTAGAGTAGGTACTAATAACCAATCCCATATACCAGGCTTTGCAGGAACGGAAACTACTACATCCATAGATACTTTAGTAGAAAATGGGGCACCAATAGTTAGATCTTTTACTTCTAGTATAGCTGATGCAGTTAGAATTGGTATTTGGGTTCCAGCTCTAACAAATGCAGATAATGATGAAGGAGATATTCACGGTTCTTCAGTTAGTTTTAAAATAGAATTATCAAAGGATAACGGAACTAACTATACAACAGTGTTCAATTCTAGTATTAGTGGTAAGACTACTCAAAGATTTGATAAATCATATAGATTTGATATACCTTCAAGTTGGACATTTACTGCTATTACTATAAGAGTAACAAGACTAAGTGCTGATGAATCAAGTGCTAAAATTGTAAATACTATTTATTTTGGCTCATATACTATAATTGTCGATAATAAATTAACTTATCCAAACAGTGCTTTAGTAGGTATGCAATTTAATGCAGAACAATTTAGTAGTATACCTACTAGAGGGTACGAAATAAAAGGGGTAAAAATAAAAGTTCCTAGTAATTATACTGCATATGACCCAGGGCATTGTTCTATTGGAGGATATAGACGTAAAGATACTTGTACGGATGCGGGAGGAACTTGGACAGGAACTGCAGT